TCAAGAAGGAGAACTCACGCACAGGATGTGGGAGTTGTATTCAACGAGTTAAGACCGCAATATGGAAATGGTACCACCACGATGAGAAGGCTCCGAACTACAAGGGGTTTGTTTTTACAGGTAGGATGGTAGCACACAATATGCCGCTATACAAATACGAAGACTAATGGCTAAGAAGACACAATCAACCAACAAACTAACCACCCAAAAGAAGAAGCGCAAGGGTGTACACAGCAAAAATGCCTCTAAGGGACAAGTGGGATACAAGTCCAAGTACAGGGGACAAGGTAAATAGTTATGACTAAGCGAAATAAGAAAGGCGAAGTGGTACACGGGCGTGGCAGCGAACTAACCACCCTTCAGTCCGAGTTCCTTGACAGGGTAGCATCGGAGGGTATGGAGTCTAGTGGTAAAATAGCGAAGGACTTGAACTACACATCCTACTATAGGGACAGGCGTAATCACGGCACAGCCTTCCATAGGGAGTTGATGGCTCTAGCAAATGCGGAAATGAAGTCTATTGAAGCAGCAAAGGGTACAAACCTGAGTGCGTTGATACGCATTAGGGACCTAGCACTTGCCGAGGGTGATATGAAAGCAGCGATGGATGCTATTAAGATTATCAATGATATGCAAGGATACAAGGCTCCAACGAAGGTGCAGCAAACCAAGTTTGATATTAAGGCAACCATTGACCTTACTGAACCTATTGAGGACCAAGACTTTTTTGACATAGATGCAGATTAAATTATACAAGCCTACTGAGCCGCAAAAGGATTTTAATCGGCTCACGAATGAAGATAGGCCATTTATTAGTTGTTTGGTAGCGGGTAGACAAACAGGTAAGACTTTCTTTATGCAGAATGACTGCGTGATGAGAGCCTTGAACAACCCTAAGCACAGGATGTTTTGGGTATCTCCTATTCAGGACCAAGCGAATAAGGTGATGAAAGACATTGAAGCGATGTTCAGCAACCACCAAGAATTGTGGAACCAAATTGTAAAGCGTTATGACCGAAAGGCGAATGAACTTTATTTTTACAATGGTTCGTTTATTAAGTTTAGGTCTGCTGATTCGGGGGATAATCTTCGTGGTGCCACTCTTGACTATATCTACTTGGATGAGGCGGCATATATGAAACTAGACTTCATTAACGAGGTGTTGTTGCCTATGGTCACTAGGACCAATGGGCGTGTTTGTGCAGCGAGTACCTTTAACGGACCCAATTGGTTTTACGAGTGGTACAAAGATGGGCAGATAGAGGGGAATTGGCAGCAGATAAAATCTATCAAGCGTACCTACCTAGACCTCAACGATGACAATGTGGCTAAGACCGTACTCGGAATTAAGAAGAGTATGACCAAGGCTCAGTTTGACCAAGAGTTTCTTTGCCGCCCTGTGAGTGCTAACGCCTTATTTAGCAATGTAGAGGATGCTGTTGTACAATGGAGTGTACAAAATTACGAAAGGGTGTACATCGGAATGGATATTGGGGTCGCACAGGATTACACGGTCCTTACTGCGATGACCGAAAACTACGAAGTGATTGATATAGACCGCTTTAACTACAAAGAGGAAGGGATGGACAGCGATGAGTTTAAGGAGCGCATCAAAGCATTCTATCTGAAACACGATGAAAGGTTAACCGCTGCATACTTTGAGGTAAATAACAACGATTTACTATTTGATGACCTCACGGATGATGAAAGGCTGTACAAGATGATACCTATACACACCACAGCACAATCAAAACCTGAGATGATACGCAACCTAATCAAACTCTTTGAGGATAAAGTCATTAAGATTCCTAAAAACGATGACCTGATTAAAGAGTTGTACGACTTCAAGTCTAAGCGAAATGCGATTACAGGCAACTTGCAGTTCAGCAACACGGATGGTAAGCACGATGATATGGTGATGAGCCTCGCCATTGCAGCATATTGTACACGAGAAGAACAAGATGGTGGTGTAACTATGTTCCTATGATGACATTTAAGCAGCATATAAGCGTTTCTAAGAGACTTTCTAGTTCGGATGAACTAAGTACATATCTCGCAGAATTAAATGCGTTAGAACACATTACATTGCTTCGGGCAATGAAGGACACTTATCCAATACAAGCGGAGCCAAGTGTTACTGACTACATCAAAGAGCATTTTAATTACTACGATAGTGTGTTTGACCTAGTGCTTGGACAGTTTATTATGATTGAGCAAATCCTTACAGGGAAATTTAAGTTTCAAAACGAGACTGACCTAGACCTAGAACTGCTGACATATGTGTTAAGACCAAAGGATGAAAAGGAGTTTGACAACACAAGCACTAGTAGAGAGGCTGAACACCGTGAAGCCATACTAAACACCCCTGTACAAGACCTGTATTGTCTACTAAACAAGTTCCTAGTAGACAGGGACAATGTATTGTTCAAGCAGTTTTCGGGGGTTTTCTATTCAGTCAACGATGAGGAAGAGGATGACCCCGATGTTATCTCTACGCCCACGCCCGATGAGTTATTTAATCAGCAATGGTATTGGTACAGCATAGTTCGTATGTTGGCTCAAGAGGATATTCGCAGGTACGACTCAATCTATATGCTAAGGATGAATGTAGTGCTGCCTGAGATGAGTTACCTGTCTCAGAAAAACAAGATTGAAGCAGCAAATCAAAGACAACAGGCTGCCCTCAATAGATTGTAAATTATAAAAAAGTACATATGAACAACCTCAGAGGCATATACGAGGCTGTCAAGGATTTCGGTGAACGCCACGAAATGGTTAATGAGGTAATCCTTGTCAAGTCTGAAGATGAACTAGAAGGCAGAGAGTTCAATTACCGTACAATGGTAATGATGCCTTTAGAAGCAAACATCTCTAGAGAGGATGCGGCACCCGCCTACTACATTGATTTCGGCATATTCTTACTAGACAAAGTACCTGCCGAAAACGATGAGGCCGCCATCAATTCCGTAGATGAAAATATCTTCGTAATTGGGCAGTTGCAAGACCACCTTATCCAAGAAGATTGGGATGTTGAGTTTGGCGAAGTGGACTTAGGCAATGAGGCGATGGGTGATTACAATATCACAACAGCGACTAGCGACTTTACATTTACTTTAGCGAGAAAGCCTTACAACAGGACAATTAACTTTTAATGGCTAGAAGCAAGAAACAGTTAGAGAATCAAATGCGATTGGTTGCTGTGGCTGCGGTGGCCAAAGAGTTTCGTAAGTCCGCTATTATTGCTAAAATAATTAGCATTGCTAAGTCTAAAGGTATGGTCGCTACAGGTAAGTTGACCAACCCAAAAAGCAGCAAGTCATTGATGCCTGAGAGCGATGACAGGTGGCTTGTAAAAAAAGATAGCATACGAGTAGTTATAGGCTCGTATAAAAATAACATACCCGAAAGTGTTAAGATAATAACTAACATTGAGTATGGACTTGGACCCGACCACCAATATTATTCGGTGCTATGGGAAAAGAGTAAAAAGAAAAAATGGTATCCAAAGATTGACCCTATACAATCGTGGGTAATGAAGAAAGGTATTTCTAGCGACATAAGAGAGTCTAGAAGGATTGCATTTAGGATTGTTAAATCTATGGGGAAAAATGGTATAAAGAAGAGAACCAACTTTTTAAACCCATTTGAATATAAAGATAAAGGGTTTGATGCTACCCTACAAAGAGGTATAAATAATGCCGCTGCAAGAATGATTGACTTGTACGGAGAAACACTAATTGAGGCGATAGATACTAGTCTATTAAAAGTATTTAAATAATGGCGAAGCAAACAGGAAGTAGCACAAAGGCTATTGAAAATTGGAAATTAGAGATTTCTAAACTAGTCCGTGAAATGCAGGAACTTACTAATCAAGGTAAGTCTGCAGAGGAGATTCAAAATAAACTAGGCGGAAGGTTTGAGAAACTTCGCAAACAAGGCGATAAGTTAACAAAGCAGGTTAATAACTATGCTAAAGCCACTAAAGATGCTGAAAAGGCAAACAGGAATTTAAAGAAACGCCTTGATGAACTAAATACAGGTACTACTAAACTTAGTTCAAACGAGAAGAAGTTAACTACCGCAGTTAAGAAAAACACCGATGCCAAGAAAAAGAATGCAGCGGCAGGTAGTAAAGTCACTAAGTCAAATGCAAACATAAGCAAAGGAACCAAGTCTGCTACAGGTGGATTTAGTAAATTCACTAAAGGTGTAGGTAGTGCTATTGGTACACTTACTCGTTTTGCTACTGCAGGTGCTATTATAGGTGCGGTAGCGGGTGCGATAAAATTTGCTGTTGTTGATAGTGTTAAGGCTTTTGTTCAGTTTCAGGACGCTATAAAAAATCTATCGGCAGTCGCAGGTGTTACAGGAAAAGACTTAGATGCTCTTTCTAAAAACGCTCTTGAAGTAGCGGGTCAAACTAGATTCACCGCTCTTGAAGTAGTTAAACTGCAAACGGAACTTTCAAAACTTGGATTTAGTGCTAAAGAAGTAGTAGCATCAACTAGTTCAATATCGTTTGCTGCACAGGCCCTTGGTGCTGATATAGGGACTACTGCAGAGCAGGTTGGGAAACTCATCAATCAGTTTAATCTTTTAGCAGAGGATAGTGATGAGATTGCAGATATTCTTGTTACCACTATTAACAACTCTGCATTGTCGCTAGACTCATTCTCTACTGCAGTTCAGTACATTGGTCCTATTGCTAACGACCTAGGTATTAGCCTAGAGCAAACAGCGGGTGCAATGGCTGTGTTAGCAGACAATGGTTTTACCGCTTCTCGTGTCGGTACAGGTCTTCGTGCTATCTTTACGAAACTTGGTGCTGAAACAGTTGATGTTGAGTCAAAATTGAAGCAATTAGCAGAGCAAAATCTTAGTGTTGCCGATGCTGCAGAGTTGGTTGGTGTCCGTAACGCATCTCAGTTGATTACACTCTTGGCCAATATTGATGCCTTAGATGAAAATAGCGACAAGTATTATGAGATGGGCCGTGCTATGAAAGCGGCTGCAACTCAGTCTACATCACTTTCAGGTCAGACTCAGATTTTAAAATCCGAGATAAACAAGATGCAGGTATCTATTGGGGAAGCGATAGCCTCAAGCGAATTGTATACCACATTGATAGGACTTATTAGTTATGAAGCAAAAAAAACTATCCAAGCGTTCAAAGCACTTGAAGAGATTAGCACCGATGACCTTCAGGAAGATATGGAAAAATTGGCTGATGGTGTAGATGCTCAAACAGTAGCACTAGAAAGATTGGCTAAACAAAGTGGTAAGACCGCACAGCAGTATCAAGAAGATGCTCAAAAGGAAGTTGAGTCAGTATTTAATCTAGTTAGATTTTTAGATAAGGCAGCGAAAACTCAGCAAGGATTTAATAAAGTTCTTATTAATGCTGCTAAGTGGACAGCCATAAAGATAGGATTAACTAACGATGAGACAACGGCAGTACAAGGTTTGACTGATGCTTACAAAGAGCAGTACGAACAAATCAGAAAAAACATCCTTATTGAGCAGCAAAGAGGTTTCGTTGATGATGAGTACGAAGACCAACTTCAGGCACTTACTACAAAAGAACTAAAGGGTCTTAATGTTCAAAAAGAGGCTCGTCAAGCGGCTAATGAAATTCAACAAGAAAGGATAAAACTTAGAGAGAGCATTAAACAAACGGAAGATATTATTGATGGCGGGACTCTTAATGATATTCAACTTCAAGCATATGAGGATGCTGTATTGCAAATGAAAGCAAGGGAAAAACAATTAGAAGGATTCCAAAGAAGATTCTCAAACTTCATTAAGGTTATAGCGACAAGCGGTAAAACAATTAAAGAACCTAGAATTGAGAGAACAACAGCAAGAGATTTTAAAGATGAAGTTGATGCTGCTGAAGATGCAAAAAAGGCAATTGATAAAAAAACTGAAGCGCAAAATGCAGCGGCAATTGCGAATAAAAATTATACCGAAACAGTATTCAATGACATTGAGGCTAACAAAAAGAAACAGGCTGAGAATACTAAGTTGATTCAGTTTGCTCATAGCGAGATTGAAATTCTCCAAAGAAAAATAGAAGAGGAAAGAAAGAATGTAGACTCAAAAGGTCAACTTACAAAACAAGCGGAATATAATATTTCCGTTATGGAGCGTGAGATGAAGACCCTAGATAACATTACTAGGTCATACGAAAATAAAAATGATGCCCTAGAAACAAATGTGTCTAACATACTAGCAGTAACTAATGCTGCTAAAAGCCAAATCTCTGAGTTAAAAAGACAGTATGACAAAGGAGATATAACAGGTGTAGAACTAAAACAGGGAGAGTCTGCTATCTATGAGCAGATGAAAAAAGACCTTTTGGCTGTAGCGGGGGATGACCCTGACTTAAAAATGGTCGCTGAAGCAATCATTAAAAATATTGAGCCTGAGTATGGAGTTGATTGGAACAAAGTATTATACAAGGGTATTGATGAGGCTATTGCTACCGTTGTTGGTGCATTGGATGGATTCAATGATACTGCATTTGAAAACACCAAGAACAGGCTAGAGGCTGAGAAGGAAGCGATTAAGGCTCGTTACGAGACTGAAGACTACCTAGCCAAGCAGCAGTTTGAAAATGGACTTATCAACGAGGCTCAGTACCGCAGAAGACAGGCTGCTCTTCGTAAGAAGCAAATAGCCGAAGAGAATGCTATTGAGAAAAAGTTATTTGAGGCAGAACAAAAGAAAGATAGAAACGATGCGAAGGTTGAGTTCCTAGAGGCTGTAGCATCTATTATTCCTACATTGATTAAGGAGGGTATTGCAGAACCTACTACGCTTAACATTATGGCTGCTATTACGGCAGCGAGTGCGGCAGCATCTTATGCTGCAGAAGTAAGTGCTATTAACCAACGCAAGTTTTTCCCTAAGAAGTTTGCTGAAGGGGGTATGGTACAAGGTCCTAGCCACCAAGATGGCGGTGTTCCTTTTACCGTACAAGGCCAAAGTGGTTACGAGATGGAAGGCGGTGAGTTTATTGTTAACAAACGAGCAGCCTCATTACACCGTGATTTGCTAGAGCGACTAAACCAATCAGTAACTCCTGTTACTTCGCCTGTACCTATGAAATATGCACAGGGTGGTGTTGTTACCAATTCGGTAACTAATGTTAGTCAGCAATCACAGGAAAGTGTAAATTATCTAAAGGCTATTGCCGAGGCAACTACAACTAATGCGATTAACAGCAGTAGACCTGTAAGAGCATTTGTTACTTCTACCGACCTCAGAAAAGATGAGAATGCTAGAAGAATTAAAGATAACAATACTACTATCTAATGAGTGACTACAGCATATACAAGATTGATACATATGTTCATCACAATCAACCTCTAAGGTTTGAAAGTATTAATGATGAAACATTTACAATCATTGATGACTCACCATCTGCTAACTTCCCTGCAAATGCTTTTGATATTGTGCGGGTTACAGTTTTGCACAACGGAGTGAACAAGTTTATGTACGGAGTTTACAATGACCAAACATACGATGGTGCGGAGTACCGATTGATTTGTGACTATGACTCTAATGTTTACGGTGGTATTGCCGAAGCGAATACAAGTGTAGTTAAACTTGAAATTTTCGCCTTACCTTCAACACCTATTCTTGAGTTAAATAGTTACAACCTATCTCCCAACTTCCAAGTGGCTACATACGGAAAGGGATTTACGCCATACAACTATAAGGAGTCTTACACTATATCAGTACCACAGCAAAGACTTGTGTTTGATAGTGGGCTTAAATCATTGTACAACAACTACAGCGACAAAGTTTTAGTTGACAGTTGTAATAATAGAGCGTACAGCGTTTCTCCTAGTGAATTATCTGCAGTAGCAGTTAATGGTCGTATTAAAACTGCACTCAATTTTAATGTGTTGATTAAGTAATGGATTACAAGTTAAATGTAAAGAAAAAGTCATCTTCTGATTACTCGGTAGTTGACTTGTTCCCCGATGCAAGTATAGACTTCTCGTTGGACTTTTATGATTCTAATAACATAGATAAAATAAAAGTTCCTGTGTCCGTAAATATATCACTACCTATGACTGAGAATAATGTCTCAGTAATAGATTACGACCCATCATCTAGTCAGTATAACACGATACCAACAAACCCATTTGACTTTGAACTTTACCTAGGAACTGTCAAGGTATTGACAGGAAACCTTTATATTGAAAGTTATTCTTACAATAATGTAATCCCTGTAATTGAGATAAGACTTGTAGATAGACTTCAAGAAATATTTTCTAATGCAAAAGAACTTTCATTTGAAGATGTTTATGATAATGTTAGCAGTCTAATTTCATTTGATACATTTCTTTCTCAGTACTCTACTACTTTAAACACAACACCGCTAAAAAACGACATCATACTTCCTTACTTAGATATGTGTAATGATAAGCAAAAGTTTGGGTATGCTGCTCGGCAGTTCTTGCAATTTGGTTATGATGAGAATAAGACAGGACTTATACCTGCATTTAAAGTTCAGTCTTTTGTAAACAGGTTTTTCAGTAAGGCAGGTGTTAGTGTGACTAGCAGATTTTTTGAGTTAGGCTCTTACGGAAATTCGTTGGCCAACAACGAGCCTGAAGATATGTATATGGTTCTGCCTACAAAAATTGATGCAGGTAGCCGTACAAGAACAAGAGGTTTTTATTTGACTAACGGTCCATACGATTTGTTTAGAAGTCAATATACTGCAGATGCTGATGCTAGTATAAGCACAGCAAAAGAGGTTGATGCTTATGAGTCTACAAATCAAAGTTATGGTTGGAATTGGAATAATACACCCTACTCAAATCCGATTGATACAAGTTACGGTCTAGAGTATAGAGGCCCCGACAAGAATGAAGGTGACTCTTTGACAAACGCTTACTTTGGTTCGCATATGTCATATAACTCTACAACGGTTCCTGAAGACTTATTGACAGGGAATAGCAGAAACCTAACTACAGGAAATTATGTTGAGTTCGGATTGCATATGATTAGGGTTTCGGCTAATAATTACGCTATGGTTAGTGATATTTATCCCTCTACATCAACAGCAAAAGTAGCATTGGTTGCTACACTTTGGGTAGATGGTAGCCCTGAGCAAACATACAGGATGTGTAATACGGATGGTACTATCAAAGAACTTGATGTCTCATCTGCAACTATTGTTCAGCCTTACTCAGGACTGACCCCCTATAGAGTATCAATAAATAATCAATGGGGCTACATAGATACTACTAGCAGCACTACCGACTTTACCTTCCATATGAGATGGGACCACTCTGATATTGGTCAGTTTATGTGGGAACAAAAAGAACATCCTATTATAGCGGGTTCTACATATGCAGTTTCTATTGGATTTGAAGTTTTAGAGGGGACAATAGATGTTGAGTATGTTTCTTCTTGGAGTAATAGCGGCACACACGGAGGTGGTTTGCCTCTTGGGATTCCTAATACATATGGAACAAAAAGCGTTAGTGATGAAGATGTGGTTAAAGGTTTGTTTTTTGTAAACACCTCAAACAACTTATTCGTAAGCGAATTGTATCTAGCGTTAAAATCCACAGGTTCTCATAATCCTTATTTTGAAGATGACGATGTGAATATATCGTGGTCTTTAGACAACATTGAACTGACTCCATTCAATGTTATGAAGCAAATTATGCTTAGGTTTAACTTATCTGCTGTATATAATCAGGATGATAACACCATAATAATTGATAGATTTCAGGACTTTAGAGACACAAACACTCTAAGCCTTGAAGATAAAGTTGATGATGCTGACCAAGTGCAGGTAAATATAGTATCTGATTTAGCGAAGAGTATAACCATATCAACAACCAAAAAAGATTTATACTACGATACATTTGGGTATGGTGAAGAGATATTAAATCAAGCGGGTTCACAAGAACTTAAATTTTCGCTTGAGTCTAGGTTCTACAATAATTCTCTTTGTGGAGATGAAACTTATTTGGATATACCAAATGGACTAAATGAATACGAGTATGGATTTACAATCAATGAGTTCACAAGCCACAAGGAAATTGGTATTGTGTTTGGATACATAAGTTCAGCACAGTATTCAACTAGACTAAGAAGGGGTAGATTTGTTTCAAAAGGTGATTACTTGGGCCTTATCTATGATGTCTTTAGAACGCACACATTCCCTAGGTTTGTTGGTTCTAAATCAGGAACTATGCCTTTATACCATTACGATGAGAATGGAAACCCAACAGACCTTTATACATTCTTTAAAGGCAATGATAATATATTATATCAAAACAACCCAACGGTCAACTTTAATGCTCTTCTAGATAAAGAATATGCATTCAATATTAAAGACAATTATTCAGTAGTTTCAATACCTCAAGTAAATGGTGCGGATTTAATTATCAAGAGTGTTAGCGGTAAAATGTACGACCAAGGAATCTACGCTGAGATTGAAGCCATAATATTGTAAATTATTCATATGGCTACTTATAACGACTATCCACAATCTGCTTCTAATAACGCTAAGAAAGTACTAGCGTGGAAAAAGAAGTATGGTAAAGAGGTAAAGGGGATGACCCCTGTGGGATGGGCAAGAGCCAAACAACTTGCATCAAAAACAAAACTTAGTTATGAAACTATTGCTAGAATGGCTGCGTTTAATCGCCATCGCAAGAATGCTGCGATTGACCCGAAGTATAAGGACACTCCTTGGAAAGATAGAGGCTATGTCGCTTGGCTCGGTTGGGGAGGAACGAGTGGTGTTAATTGGGCAATTAAGAAGGCTGAGTCAATCCGAAGAGGAAGCGTTAAGGCAAGTGTTGACAGCGGTGACCACGCTTGGGGTGACCGTAAAGTGGAGGATAAACTCGCAACGCAAGGCAAGGATGGAGGAATTAAGAAATCTCCCAAAGCACCTAAAAGCGGTACTCCTGAAAAAAATCCGAAAGGCGTTGGAAAGGGTGGCAAACTATCTCCTGCGATTATAAAACAAATCACCAACAAGGTCAACAAGTACAATGAAAAGTACCCTGATAAAAAGATTGGTGTCGGAAGTGCAAAGCGTGTTGTACTTCGTGGTATGGGCGCATACAATACATCTCACTCACCCAAAGTCACATCGGCTGTACAATGGGGGTTGGCGAGGCTAAACGCATTTATGTACTTGGTTAAGAATGGAAAACCATCAAACCCTAAGTACACACAAGATAACGACTTGCTACCAAGTTGGCATAAAAGAAGTAAAAAGTAATGAATAAGGATTTACCATTATACGATATTACACTTGAGGATTTTGCACAGGGTATGTACAAAATTTCTCTCGTGGACAAACCTGCGATTGAGGAAAACTTCATCTACTTCAACAAAACCGAGGTAGTGGAGATGTTCGCCAATGATGAAAAACAAGAAGTAGTAGGACCTATTATGATTCCTAATAAAGAAATCCTACGCTTCAGTCCTGAGAATGGATATTACTATGTTAGGTTCACGGAAGAAACAATCCGTGAAATTATGTATAACTACTCTAAGAAGGGTTTGTTCAACGAATTTGGTATTCACCACGAGTACGACACTCAGGATGTGGTGATGCTAGAAGTTTGGATGAAGGAAAGCGATAACGATAAGTCTAAGGACTATGGCTACGACCTTCCAAACGGAACAGTATTCGTAAAGGCTAAGATTGAGTCTAGCGAATTATTTAGTGCTATCAAAAACGGAGAAGTCAATGGATTCTCCATTGAGATTCAAGCCGATATTAAACCTGTAAATAATTTAGAAATGAATGAATTTGCTTTTGCTAAAGAACTAGGCAAAATGGAAGCCACTTTTGAGGCTACACTTGCTAAGTTCCAAGCACAAATTACCGCTCTAGAAGAAGAAAACGCAAACCTTCTAGAAGCAATGACCTCTTTTGAAGAAAAGTTCGGTGGCGTTGAAGACTTAAAGTCTGCTATTGAGATGATTCAAAAGCATATCTCATCAATGGGCGAGACTCAGGAAAACGAAGAAACTCCTGAAGAAGAAATGGAAGGCCACGATGATGAAGATAAAAAAGAAGAAGAAATGGTTGAAGAAAAACCTGAAAAGGAAATTGCTCCTGCAGGTGAAGAATCAACTGTTGTTGAAGAAAATGCGAAGGAAGAAGAAACTTACGAGGCTACTGAAGAAGTGACTGAGGAATTTTCTGCTGAAGAAGAAGTAACTGAAGAGTCTATTGAAGAGCAGTTCGCTGCAGAGCAGAAGGCTGAAGAGACTGAAGAAGCAGTAGAAGATAAGACAATCAACTTTAACGGTATCACACCTGAGAAGGTTGCTTTGATTAACAAGTTCTTCAATCGTAAATAAAATTGTAAATTAAGTAAAACGAACTAACTAAAATTTAGATAAAATGTCTGTATCTATTTCTAACCTACCTTATGGTGACCGCAGTCGTGACTTGTTCATTGACTCTATGGTAAAATCTGCTGCAGTACTTAACCGCTTCCGCTTGGTTGATGGTGTTAAGGCTAAAGTAAATGTGCCTATTTTTGATGCTGCCCTTACTTTCGGTAGCGATATTTGTGCTTGGGACCCTCAAAGCACTGCCTCTATTGGCGAAAAAGAAATGACTGTAAACGATTACAAATGGTCTTTCTTGAATTGTAAGAACGCTCTAGAAGATTCTTACCGTGGATTGTTGTTGAAGAAAGGTCAGCACAACCCTGAAACTATGGACGCTGAGTTCAAAGATTGGGTATTTGACTACTTCGCAAAATTGTCTGCTCAGAAGGCTCTTGAGTTGGCTGCAAGTGAATTGACTACTGAAATGTTGGCTGATGCTGATGTTATTGACCACACTCTTGTAGGTGGTTTAACTAGCGCAAACATTCTTGATGAAATGGAAGCGGCTTACTCTGCTATGAGCGATGTAATGTTGTCTGCTGTTTACGGAGATGCTGACCGTGATTTCAAACCTTCTTTCTTCTTGGGTACTCAGGCTATGCAAGTTTACCAAATCGCTATCGCTGAGAAGTACACTACTACTCCTCAAGGTATCGTAGAAGGTAACATCCCTCCTTACTTCGGTATGGAAGTTGTACACTTCCCAAGCCTTGCTGCAGGTGAGTTCATCGTATCTGCTCCTCAGAACTTGGTGATGTTGACTGATGATTACAACGATGTTCGTGCTATTGATATGAAGTACGAGTCTGAGTTGTCTTCTGATAAGATTTGGGGCCAATTCAAACTTGGTTTCTCTTACTTGAAAGGCGAAGAGGTAGTTTACGCTCACGCATAATAATTGAATAGAAGGGGGAGGTCATCCTCCCCTTTTTACTCTTAACCCTTAAAAAACGAAAACAAATGGCTTGTAATATCACTCTTGCTGATGTAACTTTCTCTTGTGATGACCTCGGTATCGGTGGTCTAAAGAAAGTATACATCGGCAATAAGGCTGACTTGGTTAGCGTTGTTGCAGTAGCAAACGATGTAGTTACTATTACTCCTAGTACTACAGGTTTGGATACTGATGGCGATGTAATTGAGATTCAGTTTAACTTAAAAGATGGTTTCTCAGTTTTCTCTGAGACTAAGACTGTATCTGCTGATGGTGTTGTTTCTTCAGTACCAACTATCTCTATTGAAATTCCTAAGATGAGCGAAGACCACCGCAACGCTCTTAACAATATCGCTAAACCTGCTGCTGAGTTGGTTGCTTTTGTTGAGACTGCTGCAGGAACTTACCATATGGTAGGTTGGGAATACGGCTTGTACGCTTCAACTGTTGATGGTAACTCAGGAACAGGTCGTTCTGAAAAGAACCGCTACCAAATCACTCTAACAGGTGAAGAGGATAGCCTTTCTTACAGCATCGCTGCTGCAGAATGGGCTGATGTAATTGCATAAGCAATTCTTGTAAATTAATACAAGGGGTGGGGTATTGCCCCGCCCCTTTTTATTTGATAGATTATGAGTTTCAATTGTAGTATTTTCCTAGAAGACATTGATATTAACTGCAACAAAAGTAATGCAGGTGGAATTAAGCGTGTTGTTCTAGGATTGCAAAGAGGCTTGTCTATCGCACTTGACCCTGTTGATGAGACACTAATTACTCAACTAGAGTTGCGAGACTCAGTTGTGTTTGAACATAACCCTAAAGACTCTAGAACATCCTTTAACGAGTCTAAGACCACTAATAATGGTCTAGGTGTTATCAATACAAACATCGTTGTTAGACTGCCTATCATTGATAGAAAGATGAATAAAGTAGACTATATGTCTAGAAGAGGGGACATCGTTTGTTTGTTATATCACAACAATGGAACGGTAACTCTTAGCGGATGGATGGATGGTCTTGATATGAATTTTACGGCTACTAGCGGGACAACGAGAGGTGAACTTTCATATATAGATGTGGAACTAAACACTCAGAGTTGGATTGCTTCGTTGGCCATTGAAGATGAAGGAGTAATACAACTACCATAATGTATGCAATTTTCACGCAAGGATATAGTAGTGATGCTACTCAATATGACAAGGGTTTTCTTGATTACATCCCTTCTAGTCCTATTGGGTACAATGCAGATGCAGTCCAAGAAAGCATTGGAAAATTGGACTACCTCACAGGACCAACAGGATACTACTCAAATGTTATTATTGAGCAATCAAGTGGGTGGCAGGTAAATTGGGAATTAATTAATATGCAATGGGAAACCATTAACGATTATTGGAATATATAATGGAGAACAATATAACAAAAGATAGAAACTACTACCAAGCATCAATGGGTGACTTTGGCTTCCGTAGACTAGGTGCTAACGAAACTACACCTCAAGGGGAGACTTACCGCATTATTGTATGTCTGCAGGAGGCTAGTATCAACGCTACTTCTCTAGTAGGTGACTCTTTGACAGGTCAAGTATTGGCTACAGGGAGTACCGTGTTCGGGAAGTTCAGCGAGGTATCTTGCTACCAAGGTGTGGTTTTGGCTTACATTGGATAATGATATTATCACTAGGCATATCAATACAGGCTGCTCCTGTAACATCTGCTGTTGCTATAGGGCAAAGTTATGAGTTTGATACGGCTTATTGGAATAGTATCAATATAAGATGGGAAATGATTAACGACACTTGGGAGACTGAATAATGGCTACACTTACAGGAAATAAACCAAAGGATACCTACAAAGGGCTGATAAAGACTATTGACAATCAAGAAGTATCAGGCGAAGTACAACTTAGCGATGGTAACGGTAACGCATTACCTTTATCGGTATCCGCTACTGATGTTAGAGTCAATGGAGAATCCCTAAAATCATTCACATTCGTGCAACCTGTTGCAGAACCCGAATGGATTATAGAACACAACTTAGGCAAAAATCCTTCGGTAACTGCAGTTGATTCTGCAAATACTCAGGTGGTTGGCGAAGTTGAGTATTTAGACAATGATAGACTAATTGTCAGATTTAAATACCCTTTTAAGGGAAAGGCTTTTCTTAATTAAAAATAAACAAAAACTAAAATGGCTTTAAAATATCTAGTTGATTTAGATTTGGGTGGGAATGAAGTACAAAATTTCTCACTCCAAAACTTAGCAACCAACCCAACAGGCGCATCGGGTGGTCGCATTTACTTCAATACACAGGCGAATGCCGTGTATGTACACAACGGAAGTGATTTCGTTCGTGTTGGTCTTACTGCTGATGGTTCTACAATTACCGAAAGTAATGGTGAAATCAGCGTTGGTAGCATTGCTATTAGCAAGGTATCAGGTTTGCAAACTGCGTTGAATGGTAAGGTTGATGACTCTCAGGTATTGACTAATGTACCTGCTAACGCTTTATTTACTGATACTACTTACAGCATTGGTGATGGTGGTCTTACTCAGATTAACTTTACTCAAGAATCACTTGACAAATTAAACAGTATTGAAGGGGGTGCAACTGCAACCGCACGACCTGCTATTGAGTCTAACGGAACTGTTCCTTCTTTGGCTTCAGGTATTACTGCTGCTGAGGTTCGCACAGCAATCGGTGCAGGTACTTCTAACTTCAATGGAGCATACTCTTCATTGACAGGAATCCCAAGTACTTTTGCTCCTTCTGCTCACACTCACGACATTTCGGAGGTTAACGAACTTCCTGAAATCCTTGATGCAAAAGCAAACTTAACTGACCTTCAAGGACTTGCTTCTACTTCGTATGTGGATACCGCTGTTGCAGGTGTTATATCTTCTGCTCCTGCTGCATTAGACACATTAAACGAACTTGCTGCTGCGTTGAATGATGACCCTAACTTCGCTACGACAATCACTACTGCATTGGGTAACAAGTTGAACACATCTGCGTACACCGCTGCTGATGTTCTTGCTAAAATCAAAACAGTTGATGGTGCAGGTTCAGGTCTTGATGCAGACTTGTTAGATGGTCAGTCTTCGGCTTACTACCGCAACTACAATAACCTGACTAATAAACCAACTATTCCTGTATTTGCACAGGTAGGGGTTACAGGTTCGGGTGCAAACACTCCGATTGATTTGACTGCTTCAGGAATAAACAGTTTCGCTAACATTCAAATTTATGATTTGAACACAGGTGGAGTTGTTCTTACTGACATCACTCAAGATGGTAGTGGCGTAGCATTTGCCTTCTTAGAAAATGGCGTAGACTATATGTGTGCTGCTGTTGGTGCTGCATAATTTGTAAATTCTTAATAGAGGGGGAGGGGTTTCCCTCCCTCTTTTTTAATCAAAAAGTGTTTTATGGCTATCAAGATTCTTAATGGGGTTGATGTAGAAGGTTCAATGAATATCGCTGCATCTGATGTTCCAAATTTAGATGCTTCAAAAATTACAAGCGGTACGATTAACGCTTCACGGATGCCAAACCTTGATGCAGGTAAAGTGAATAGCGGTTCGTTTAGCACTTCTCGCATCCCGAATCTTAGCGCAAGTAAAATAACTTCAGGGACTCTTAACGCTGCAAGAATCCCTAATCTATCATCATCATACGGTACCGCTGCCGATACAGCAAAAGGTGTACAGGCTTTTGAATGGGGTAACCACGCTGAAGCGGGATACCTTACAAGCCTACCATCACACACACACTCTTACCTACCACTAAGCGGAGGTACACTAACAGGTGCTTTGACCATTAACGCTTACATCAAAGGTAATGGTCAGCAACTAGTCCTTAGTGCAGGTGAGTCTCATTCTTACGCTACAGGACAAACTAACGAATACATCTACTTAAATGCAGAACAAGGGCTTGAGATTAATTCCCACACAGGGAATTGGTCAGGCGGATGGTCTACAAGAAAAACTGCATACCTAAGAGGTGACCAACTTACATTGGATGGTGAGGCAATGACCAAAACCAATATCCAAAACTTTAAGACTGCATACGGATGGGGTAATCACGCAAGTGCGGGTTACTTAACTTCTATCCCATCTACCTATGCAACCGATGCAGAAGTTAATACTGCCGTAGGTGCTGTTGATACTCGTATCAATGAAGAGGTACTTCCTGCTATTGATGCAAAATTAGATGCTTCAGTTAATCCAATTAAATCAGCAACGGTATCAAATGATACTATCACATTTACTCGTTCAGATAACACTACATTTAGTGTAACAACATCTGATGCGAATACAAACACTTGGCGTCCTATTCACGACACTCCCGTAAACGGAGCGACTACCACATCTATATCTTCTAATTGGGCGCACGACAATCAGTCTAAAATAAACAATGGACAAACTGCATATGGTTGGGGCAACCACGCTGCCGCAGGTTATGTAAGACCTGAAGAGTTCACACCTGACAACTACCCTGAGTTTATTGGACCGCAAGGTCCTGCAGGTAGCAACGGGAGTGTCGGTCCACAGGGTCCCGCAGGGGCCAATGGGGCCAAGGGAGACACGGGGGATACGGGTTCAATCGGGCCGCAGGGGCCCGCAGGAAGTGCTGGGGCTACAGGGCCGCAGGGGCCGAGCGGAAGTTCGGGGCCACAGGGGCCACAGGGTCCTGCAGGGGCAAACGGAAGTATGTATGGGCCTGACAAATACCTATTCCAAACAGGTGTAGTTTATGAGGCAAATAGACAGCCTATTGTTTTAGGGGGTCAAGAAATTAACGGCTCTACATCTACTTCTTTTGCGGGTGAATCAGAAATTACATTTAACCAAGCAGGTACATACCTCATATCTTGGAACATAAATTGGCAGTCGTACTATGCTAACCGAAGCACATTCGGTGCTTCTGCTAAACTAAATGGTTCTACTATTCAGGGTGGCACAAACCTTCAGTACTTCAGATACAACACATACGGACACAAGAGTACTACTGCAAGTACATTTGCTGTTACAGTTGCTGTGGGAGATGTTTTATTCTTTGAAACTTTCTTACACGCAGGTGCTGCAAACCACGGAGTAACATCTACTAATGGTGATGGCGGAGCAATCACAATCACAAGAATTGTATAATGGTAACAACTAACTACTACATAGAAAATATTGCAGATGGTACTGTCTTAATGAACGATGGTGCTTGGGAACTATACTTAGAGGAAAATGACCACGAGTCATTTTCTTCTCAGGAAGATGCGTATGCTCACATTGATACATTGCCTGAAGGTATATACCGAATCTTCAGCCGAGTTATTAAAAGTTAGTAACAACATAAGTATATTATAATAATATTATACTATATTAGTAATATATAAAATTATTATAATAATATGGCGAAAAAAAAGAAAATTAACGAAAGCGAGTTGGCTACCCTACAGGAAGTAGTAAAACTTATGACTGACATTAAGACCTCTATTGGAGGTCTAGAGTTAGAAAAAACAAATTTACTGCTTCAGTATGAGGCTGTAAACAAGGAACTAGACAAGTCTCGTGAAGCACTTAAAGAGTCATATGGTGACATCAATGTAAATTTAAGTACAGGCGAATACGAAGTCATTAAAGAAGAATAATGAAGAGATTAAAGTCGGGGTCAGTAAACTCTATTTCTTTTATTAGAAATATTAGTTATACGATAAACTCATTTGATGTTACTTTTGAAAAAGTTGTAGGGGGTACTGTCCTCACCTTGTTTGAACTTCAGGATGAGTTAGGACTAGCGGTCTGCTCCGACTTTATTGTTTTAAATCTAGACCTAGTATCTAACACTATTGAAGGTGGTGAATACTATATGACCGTTACAAACGCAGGTGGTTCAACCACATACCTGTGTGAGGTTCAAAGTTACCAATACAACACCCACGGAACTGATATATACGGTGACAGCGTAGTTCTTTCGGGAGATGTAACAGGTAGTGTTGCCGTTGAGAATACTGATGCTGTAACTCCTGAAGAAGGAGGCACTACGAGTGGCGGTGGTAATAGTGGAGGCACTAGTAGCGGTGGAGGCTCTCTTCCTTGGGGGGATATAGGAGTTGTATTTAACGATGGTACTTCCGCGGGTTCATCTTCTTCGTACTATATCGTAGATGTTGAGCAAGACTTGGTGTCTTTTACGATACAAGATATACCGCAAGTAAATGGTAAAGATTATAGTTTAAATATTACATTTACGGACTCTGACAACAATACATTCACGGTAGTAAAAACACACGGAACTCTATCATCTACAAACTCAAGGAGTTCTACTATACAAAACCTTTCTACAAGGGGATTGAATTTTGGTGATGTTTGGAATACTGAAGTTGTAGTTACTCGTAGCGGAACAACATATAGTACATTTAACTTTGATGTCTTAATGCCTCCAAGCATTGATTTGTATATGGCTGATAGCCTTACAAATGCAACTGCTTACAGGTCTACTGAAACTGACACAACTGCAAGAATAGACTTATACAATGACACATTAACAGGTTCTCCGAACTTATACGCTTATGTAAACGAGAACACTCAATGTACAATGGAATTGCTGTCCGTTGACACACATAAGAGTTTTGTTAATTACTCAACTTTTAGTGAATCATTTACCCAAAATATTGTTTCGGAATCTTTTACCGCTCCTATTGGTCAAATGACTGAAATTAAAAACGCTTATCCGTTTAAGACTTTAGATGATTCTGCGTTTAGTCACTCAGTGGTAAATGTTGTTTGTTCTTGGGTGGTAAATGGACAAACAATAAGTGAAGATGTATCTTTGTGGACATCACCTGATGGCTCTTTAAGTTACTATCAAACTGATGCGAGTATAAATAGAGTATTTACTCTAAGACACCGCTCAGAGCATACAATAACATTGAACAGCAATAACTATGATATTGAGTCAGAAGTTCCTGTTGTGTTAAGTAGACCTAACGACCCAACAAATAAAGTGACTTACAATTCATTATATGGTGTATACGAATTGTACATTGGTTTTGCAGGAATACCAAGCGTCTTTGACCCTGCTACAAGTACATTCTCAGGAGGAGAAGTAGCAAGTCCAACAGCAAACTATTTTGATGAGCAAGGTGCAGGGGCTACAGGATATGTTAAGGTTCTAACAAGAGAAACCTATACTGATGGAACAGTTATAGAGGTTGAAAATAAGTCTTTATTCTTTAATGTAGGTGCTACAGGTACTATTTACTATTACAACAATTATCAGAATGGTAGCAACCCTTATGCAAGAGTATCTTTTGCACAGGAAGACACAACTAAAACTCTTGACAATATAGTTGTTTGGTTTGGATTTAAAGAAATAGGAACAAATAACATATACTACTACGATGTAGACAATGGCTCTGCTAATTCTCCTGAGTTTTATTTTGAGGCTTAACTTGTAAATTATATTAATGGGACTAGTAAATAACATAGTAGATTTCTTTGCATCTAAAACCTTTGTTCAGGCTACTGAGCAGAGTGTTTCTGCGAACGAATTAGAAAACGCTATTATAGACCTTAATGGTCGCTACAAATTAGGTCACACTACTGAGGGTGACTATATCAAGTTCGGGGTCAATGATGACTTCCCTGTAATCTTAGAGCGTATGTTGCGCCAATCTCCTGTACACTCAGGAATCCTTACGAAAAAGGCTAAGATGATTGCAGGTAACGACATCAATTACAGCGATGACTTCCTAGGTACTAAGAAGGCTAAACAAGAACTAAAGGTATTCCTAAACAATTGTGCAGGGAACAACCAAGGTATGTACGATGTGATTACACACGCTGCATTCCAATATGAACACAAGGGTGCTGCTGCATTTTATGTTCGTTGGAACACAGGTCGTAGCAAAATCTTAGAGTTCAAATCTCTAGACCCTAAAGGCGTTCGTGCAGCGGAACCAAATGCACAAGGCGAGGTAACACATTACATTGTAAGAAGAACATTCGGATACGGAGCAAACTCAGTACAGCATAATGAACCAAGAAGAATCAAGGCTTTCAGTAAATTTGAAAAATCTTCTAAAGAGGCTATACTATATATCGCTAACCCTTATAGCGGGAACCCTTATTACGGAGTCCCTAATTACATCTCTGCTTATCACTACATTGCATCTGACTTTGAATTTGGTAAGCACATTAAGAACTCTGC